GCATCGCCGTTATCTGCCGCAAGAACCACGCGAGCTGGACGAGTCCTATGACAACCGCCTAGCTCGTAGCGTGGTGCCGCCGTATTACGCACGCCTTGAACGGATGCTGGCCGGGATGCTCACCCGCAAACCCGTAAGGCTTGACGACACATCAGACACCATCCGCGAGCAGTTGTTTGATGTCAACCTGATGGGTGATGACCTCAACGTATGGACTTATGAAACCACCCGCAAAATGGTCCGTTATGGCCACATTGGTACATTGGTGGATGCACCTGCTGATGGCGGTAGACCCTATTGGGTGACATACACGCCGCGGCAGATCCTTGGTTGGCGATCTGAACTGCAAGATGGCCAGCAGAAGCTGACGCAACTGCGGCTGCTGGAATCAACCATCGTGCCTGATGGCGAATACGGCGAGAAGGCCGTCGAGCAGATCCGTGTGCTGACGCCTGGCGAATACCAGCTGCATCAGAAAGACGACCAAGGTGACTTCAAGATCATTGACGAAGGCCGCACCAGCCTTAGCGAGATCCCCTTCAGCGTTGCCTACGCCAACCGGCATGGCTTTATGGAATCACGCCCGCCGCTTGAGGACATTGCCGAGCTGAACCTAAAGACTTACCAAATCCAATCGGACCTCGACAACCAGTTGCACATCTCTGCGGTGCCGATGCTGGCGTTTTATGGCTTCCCGTCAGCAGCAGAAGAGGTATCAGCCGGTCCTGGTGAAGCCATTGCATTTCCTGCTGATGGCCGCGCTGAGTACATCGAGCCCGGCGGCAGCAGCTTCGACTATCAGTTCCGCCGCCTTGAACAACTAGCGGCACAGATCAACGAGCTGGGGCTATCGGCAGTGCTAGGGCAGAAGCTATCAGCCGAAACCGCAGAAGCCAAGCGCATTGACCGCAGCCAAGGCGATAGCACCATGATGGTGATTGCGCAGAACGTGCAGGACATGATCGACAACAGCCTGCAATTCCACGCGCAGTTCCTTGGCCAAAACGAAGCCGCCGGCAGTTGTTTAGTGAACCGCGACTTCCTTGGTGCACGCCTTGAACCGCAAGAAATCCAAGCACTGCTGCAGCTTTACACTGCTGGCACCATCACACAAGAGACGCTCCTGCAGAACCTGGCTGACGGTGAGGTGCTGGGTGATGACTTTAACGTAGAAGAGGAGCTAGAGGCTACAGCTAATGGGGGAATGGATCTACAACCTTCTGGACTGGTTAACCGACAGGCTGATCGAGATGATGGAGAAACTGGAGCCGATTCCGCCGAGGAAACAAGAGCTTGATTACCACATCTCTTTGCTGCCTGATGAGATCCTTGCCATCGTGCGCGTTACTTGGTATCGCAACGGCAGGCCTGATGAGGTAGACCAAGTGGTATTGCATAAAGACGGGCAAAATGGCTACGACGCCTTTGCGGCATTAGTGCAATCTGCATTAAAGAAAGGCGCTAATGTCAGCATCCGATCTGGGTATGCACCACAGGATTTAGGCATCTACCAATGAGCACACCTGAGGCGCTATACCGCAATGCCATTGATCTAAACCGCTACAGCAACAGCGTTGCGCGGCGCGTCATTAATGCGTACAACGACATCATTATTGATGCGGTCAACCAGCTACGCGCTATTGATGACTTAGCGGCACCGGTTAAGGCGGCACGACTGCGCGGCATCTTGGCGCAGCTTAAGGAGTCACTAGGCACTTGGGCAGGTGATGCCACCGAGCTAACAGCAACTGAGTTGCAAGGTTTAGCGGAGTTGCAATCGGAGTTCGTCACCGAGGAACTGCGCAAGGCGCTACCTGCTGGCGCTCGTGATGCAGTGCGCACAGTTGAGATCAGCCCGCAGTTTGCGCAGTCGGTTGTTACCACTGACCCGACGCAGCTAAACGTGGTGGCGTTGTCGGATGACCTATTCGCTGCAGTGCAAGGAGCACCGCAAACGTTCAGCCTTACTGCTGCGCAAGGCGCCACCATTACGCTGCCTAACGGTGAAGTGATCACCAAGGCATTTCGTGGCATCGCGGTAGACCAGGCTGAGCGCTTTAGCCAGGTGGTACGGCAAGGACTGCTAACGGGTGAAACCACACCGGATATTGCCAAGCGGTTGATTGGCAGCCTGCAATTTGGCGAGGAAGCTAAAACCGCACGGCAATTGGCCGCAGCAGGCGGTCAGGCCACTGCCGTGGCCGACAACCAAATCATGACCATTGTTCGCACTAGCATCAACCAGGTTGCCAACACCGCTAGCCAGCAGGTGTATGAAGCCAACCAAGACATCACGAAGAAATACCGCTACGTTGCAACGCTTGACACTCGGACCAGTGCCAGATGCGCTGCACTCGATGGCCGCGAGTTTGAATACGGCAAAGGTCCAATGCCGCCGCAGCATTTCAACTGCCGCTCGACAACAGTGCCAATCATCGACTACGAAGGCCTTGGCTTCACGCCACCACCGCCCGCCAAGCGTGCATCAGCAGGTGGGCAGGTGCCGGCTAATGAATCCTATGGGCAATGGCTAGCAAAGCAAGACCAAGCAACCAAAGACAAGGCGCTAGGTGCTGGCAGGGTTGCGTACTTTGACATGCTGAGCGCTAAATACGGCCCGAAGGATGCCATCGCCAAGCTGGTCCGCGACGATGGGTCAGAGCTAACCTTGCAGCAGCTACGAGCACGCTATGGCGCTGCCTGACCTGCGGCATTTTGACAATCGCGGCATCTACAGCATCTTCAGCGATCCTGTTGAGGCGCTGGTAGGCGAGGCATGGGTGCCGGCGATCTACACCGATAAAGGCTGGGCCACAGCAGATGGCGCTAGCCTGTTGTCAGACATTGCCGAGTGGCGCCACCCATGCCTAAATACACCGGCCCCGCCAAACCACAGAAGCCAGCGCCCAAAAAGAAAGGAGCCAAAAAGTGAAAGCTAAGAAGCCACCTGGCCTGTACGCCAACATCGCCGCCAAACGCAAGCGCATTGAAGCGGGCAGTAATGAACGCATGGCGCGCAAAGGCGAAGCTGGCAGGCCTACTGCTGCTGCATTCAAGGCTGCTGCTAAAACTGCCAAGAAGCCAAAACGTAAATGAGCATCACCTATCGCGGCGAGCAATTCGAGGGCTACAACAAGCCCAAGCGGACGCCTAAGCATCCGAAGAAGTCGCACGCTGTGCTCGCCAAAGAAGGTGAAACCATCAAGTTGATCAGGTTCGGTCAGCAGGGCGTATCTGGCTCACCATCACGAACAGGAGAATCAGCAGCGGACAAAGCCAGAAGGGCATCATTCAAGGCACGTCATGCCAGCAACATAGCCAAAGGCAAGATGTCGGCTGCGTACTGGGCAAATCGTGAGAAGTGGTAACCTAAGGATGTACTTAACCCTGCGGGTTATTCATGTCTGAAGAAAACACCACCCCGGAGCCTGCGGCTACCAGCGGTGACAATGACATACTGCAACGCAGTATCGAGGCGCTTGAACGCAAGAATCAAGAGCTGATTGCTGAGTTGCGTGCTGCCAAAAAATTAAAGGCGCCCGATGGAGTCAACATCGACGAGCTGCTTGAGTTCAAGCGAAACCACGAACAGCAACAGCTTGAATCCCAAGGAAAATACCAAGAAGCCAGACAGGCTCTGGAGCAGCAATTCCGTGAGGCGACGGCGCAAAAGGACCAGCGCATTACAGAACTTGAAAGCCGTGTCCATGAGCTAGAACTGGTCACGCCTGCCGTGACCGCGCTGGCGGACATCGTGCATGACCCTGACATGGTGCTAAAAACCAAGCTCAAGCCCGAGTCCATCGAGCGCGAACCTGATGGCACCGTGGTAGTGGTAGATGGCTACGAACGCAAACCTGTCGCTGAATGGGCTAAGACTTTGCCGGCATGGATGCAAAAGCAACCCAAGCCGCAAGGCAGCGGCGCACCATCTAGCGGTGCAACAGGTGGCAGCATCCCGGCTGGTATCACCAATCCATTTAGCCGAGATTCATTCAACCTGACCGAGCAATCGCGGTTGTATCGCACCGATCGTGATTTGTACGATCGGTTAAAAGCTGTTGCGAACCGTTAGGATGTCGGCAACCGGCTGCGCTGGGCATCGGGCTGCGCCCAACAACCCAAAACCATTTCCCGAGATGAATCATGGCGACTCTTCGCTCTGACATCATCATCCCCGAGCTTTTTACTCCGTATTTGGTTGAGCAAACCACCCTGCGTGATGCCTTCTTGGCATCCGGTGTGGTGCAGCCCATGGCGGAGCTGAACGCAACCGAGGGTGGTGATTTTATTAACGTGCCTTTCTGGAAAGCCAACCTTTCCGGCGACTTCGAAGTGCTGACCGACAGCACCTCGCTGACTCCTGGCAAGATCCAAGCCGACAAACAAATCGGCGTGATCCTGCACCGTGGCCGTGCCTTTGAGGCTCGTGACCTAGCAGCACTCGCTGCTGGCGCTGACCCCATGGCTGCCATTGGCGCCAAGATCGCTGATTACGTCGCTAACCAGCGTCAAAAGGATCTGCTGTCATGCCTCACTGGTGTGTTCGGCAGCCTGAACACCAACACCAGCAGCTCGGCTTTCTTCGATCTCTGCATCGACTCCGAGTCTGGTGACACCCCGACTGCGCTGAGCCCCCGTCACGTTGCTGAAGCCCGCGCCATCCTTGGCGATCAAGGCGACAAGCTGACTGCGGTTGCTATGCACTCCAAGGTCTACTACGACCTGGTTGAGCGCAAGGCAGTGGATTACGTGCTGGCTACTGATGCCAGCGGCGGCGGTGCTACCGCTTCTGGCGGCAGCATTGCTCCTGCCTACGGCAACCCCACCGTGCCGACCTACATGGGTCTGCGCGTGATCGTGTCTGACGATGTGCCTACTACCGGTTCCGGTAGCAGCACTGAGTATGGAACGTTCTTCTTCACTGGCGGCGCTGTTGCCTCTGGTGAACAGATGGCGATGCAAACCGAAACCGACCGTGACATCCTCGCCAAGAGCGATGCCATGTCGATCGACCTCCACTACTACTACCACCCAGTGGGCGCTAAGTGGGGCGTGACCACCGTCAACCCGACTCGCGCTCAGCTTGAAACGGTTGGCAACTGGTCCAAGGTGTACGAGCTGAAGAACATCGGCATCGTGCGGGCGACCAACGTTTCCAACATGGATTGAGGTAACTAATTATGGCTTCCCTCTTTGAAGTAACCGCTGGCAATGCCATTGGCTATGTCAGCGGTGTTGGTGGGGCGGTAACGCAAGCCACCAGCAAATCCACTGGTGTCACCCTCAACAAAGTTTGTGGGGCGATCACAATGAACGGCGCAGCATTGGCTGATGCCACCAACGTTAGCTTCACTGTCACCAACAGCACTATTGCTGCTAATGACGTCGTGATCGTTAACCACTCATCTGCTGGCACTGCCGGCGCCTATACCGTTGAAGCCAACGCTATTGCAGCGGGATCTTTTGCGGTAACGGTGCGTAACGTGTCTGGCGGTTCGCTTAGCCAAGCCATTGTGCTTAGCTTTGCTGTGATCAAAGGCGCTAACGCCTAATGGGGCTGTTCGCTTTCCGGCGACTGCGTGAACT